CAGGCGCACAAGAGCCATCTGGTCCTCTGTGAGCTTATTAGGAAGCTCACCAAGATAGATGTCAATCTCAGGATTAGGCGAAGAGGGGTCAGACATCTGAAGGACTTCCTCATTGCCTACTACATCCACAGTCCCCTTAGTGATGGGGTACTTCTTGGTGATCTTGGCTCCCTTGCTGTTCTTCACATTCCACAGACAGGTCTTAAGATACTTGTCAAACCCCTTGCTACCCCAGAACTGTTCAAAGGTCTGGTTCTCCTTCTTCTCGTATCCACGAATTGCCTCCATGGCTGCAATCCAAATGTCCTGCGTGTTGTCCTCATGGGATGCAATAGCAGTATCACCTGAGATCCAATGTCCAATCTTGTGGATCAGTTTGCCGTACTTCTCGGTGATGAGTTCTAATTGTCTTTCGTTCATGCTTCTGTTACTAAGTATTTTGTTATCTTGGGTCTGTCTAAACTGTTGAGCATATGCATGGCATTGATCGAGTCATAGCCTAGCACAATGTTCGGATTGTCTTTTAATTCGTCGTTGTGCTTTTTTTCAGCACTCCACGACCTCTGATCGAATGTCCACTCTAATGTGAGTTTTACTGTGAGTTCTTTCTTCATGCGTCTATTATACCATGCTTATCGCCTATCGTCAAGCTCAAACTGTAATCTTCCTTCCTCATCGTACCAGTAGCGTACCTGTTGAGCTTTTTTCTGTCCATACCAGATGTGTAGGCAGATGTACAAAAGCCATAGGTTCATGAAGAAGCAAACTATTAATCCAAAGTATATCATATTCATTCCGTTAATCTAACCTCTTTGGTAAATTCGTGTCAACTCGTACATGATATCCATAGCTTCTTCTTTCTGGTGGACCTCAGCCATAAGTTTTATCTCTTCCTTAGAAGGCAGTTCTTCATCAGGAGCTACGCCAGTCTCAAACATCTCATAGAAGTCCTCTGGGTCTTCTTCATTCGCCATCCACACACACATTCGCTCATAAAGAACTTTGGGAATGTTCTTGGTCCTGCACTCTAACACAGTATGCTCACCAATGTTACCCTCGAATCCACAATATCCACACTTACTCATTCTTATCCTCCTTCAAGCTATCAAACATATCCTGCAACTGATCGTCATCCATATTGTTAAACGAATCCCAGAGGAATTCCTCTAGCATGGACAGAAGAGCAGGAGTAGGCATAGCCATCTGATCTTCCATAAGCTCATCTACCATTTTGCTTCGCAACTCGGGGTAGTTCTCTGTGTTAAATAGTGTTTCGTTAATCATCGGTCTGTTCATCCTTCTGTTCCTCAACCCATAAGAGTTGTACTTTTTGGTAATCTGTAATAATTTCGTGTGCTTCCTGAATTAACTGTCTTGCTCTATCAATCTCTGGGCAGTCATCAAAGCACTCAGTCTCATCAATAAGAAAGTATGCAAGGCTATCATCAACATCACCCAAAGCCTTCAGGTCATCTGTGAATAGCTCTAACTGCTTCTTGTATTTTAATAATTCAGTATCCATTACAGTTCATCCTTGTCTCTGTGGTCATCGTAGTTCTCTTCTTCTTCATCAATCTCCTGCAAACTGTAGCCATTGAACATCCAGTTCTCAGCTTCATCAATATCGTACTTCAAGTTTTGAAGTAGCTCATACATATTGCTGTAAGTGTGATCTATCATCTCGATAGAGTCCTCACGCAGATCATAGTGATCTTCTAGTGCAGACAACTCAGAAGCAGCATCGCACAGAAGGTTCCAAGCAAATCCCAACCTTTCATGGATCTGGGAAGCTCTTTGGTCTAGGGGTAGTTGTTTAGAGTGCGGCATAAAGGTATCCTCCTGTAAATGTGGCTAGTTTAGCTTCGTGAATGTAGGTCCAAATATTAAAACAACGATCTCGCTCATCAGGTGGCGTAGTATTTATATAAGTTCCGAAATGATCCATGTGGTAAGGGTTGTAGGTAACAACATGAGACATCTTCTTCTTGAACTCATCAGTAGTACAGTTCATGGTTGAAGGCAGGATCACAGTCCCTCTAACAAATGCGTGAACATTCTTCTTACCTTCTCGACGCACCTTTTCTCTACCAGCAGGTTGCACAGCGAACTTCACATCTTTCAGGTAGATGCTCTGCCAATGCTGAAGGTGCTTTACTACCTTACCGTTTCTGCGAATAGAGTGAGTGCCGTTGTGGAGGTTGCGGTAGACCTCCACGCGATCACCATGGTTCAGCTTGCCTGTTCTTATCTTTGTCATGCCCCTATTATACCACAGTTTGGGCCAATTGCAAGCCCTTTCTCGAATTTCTTTCAAACCAGTCAGGAGTAGGTCTACCCCAATCCCACGCAGCTATCTCAGCCTTATCGCCCATGTAGTAGGCTCTGTAAGCCTCCACAGCGCACGATCTCTTGTACTCTAAGGGCATCGCTTGAGCAAAGGGCGTTAGGCCAATCTCGGGCATCCCATGAGGAGTATGGGCTAGGTCATGGACAAGCTCTCCAGACTTGTGGTGCTTGCCCCTGCGCCTGACGAACTCCACCAGAAGCTCATGATAGAGCGTCCAAGCCCAGCGATAGTTAGCACCAGACTCTCGTATCCATTTCGTGCAAGGGTGATTAAGGTGAGCTTGCTTATAAAGATTCTCAGCCTGTGGAGTATCATAGACCCGATGGGCAGTCGAGAGCATCTGAGCAGTCTCAAGGATCATTTTGACGCAATGCTTGTCACAATGCATCTGCGCTGCAATACGAGGATTTTTATCTAGTACGAATATGTTCATGGCTATATACTACCAGAGGAAGCCCCCGATGTCAAAGAGAAAACTACAAAAAATAGCGAAACAGTTAAAAGGCTCATCCAAAATGCATGGAGCGCAAGCAAAAACTCTTGAGAAGATGGTCTCGTCCAGAGAAAAACTTCGTGAAGATCTACGCAAGTGGGTCAAAGAGAAGTGGGTTGACATTGGAGCCCCCAAGAAGGGTGGTGGATTTAAACCATGTGGACGGTCTGAGGGTGAGAAGAGAAGTGGGTATCCTAAGTGTGTGCCCTCTGCTAAGGCTTCCAGTATGAGCAAGAAGGCTAGGAAGTCTGCTGTAAGAAGAAAGAGGGCCGCTGGTAATACTGGGCCTAAACCTACAAATGTGAAGACTGATATGAACGAAGGTAAATTATGTCCTAAAGGTAAGGCTGCTGCTAAGAGAAAGTTTGATGTGTATCCCTCAGCTTATGCGAATATGTACGCGAGTGCTGTGTGTAGTGGGAAGGTTAAGCCTGGAGGTAAAAAGAAGAACGAGAGCGTTTATCACACCTTTGGTAGATTAATTGCAGAGAAGAAGGGTCGTTGCTGGTCTGGTTATAAGGCGAAGAAAGGTAGCACTCCTTATGCTAAAGGGTCTTGCGTAAAAATGAGCGAAGCCAAGTCTGCTGCTTGGCAAAGAAGTGAAGGAAAGAACCCTGAAGGTGGACTTAACAAAAAAGGTGTAGCCTCCTACCGTGCTGCAAATCCTGGATCTAAATTAAAGACTGCTGTTACCACTAAGCCCTCCAAGTTAAAGAAGGGGAGCAAGGCAGCCAACAGAAGGAAGTCTTTCTGCGCTCGCATGAGTGGCATGAGAAAGAGACAGAAAGCCAGTAACAACACAGGCAAGGATCGTCTCAGCCTTTCTCTGAAGAAGTGGAACTGCTAGAGTGTCTCTTCATTCCTAGTAATCCATAACCTACGATATCCTGATAGGGATTCTCATCGAATGCAGTAGGGTTGTTAGCAATCCTAAATAGCTTATCCAGAATCCTCGTCACAGTAAGGAGATCATCGTACTGGTCTGGGTGGATTCCGTCAGGATACATTTGCCTAAGACACTCTCCACTCTTTCCAAAAGAATCTCCGTATGCCGCTTGCTTTGCTGCGACAACATTAGATACTCCGTTTGCTAATTCACTAAATTTATTCTTCATCTTTAATTAAGTTGTTCCAATCAACTATTTCTAAGTTCTTCTCTATCTTGCGGATGCGCCTATAAGTGGCTAAGGCTACAGCCACTACCTGACGAGAGGCTATGGACCCACCCATAAGATTGGCATAGATCTCTACATCATCTAAGTAGTTTCTTAAGTCCAAAGGAAGCTCTTTAGTATCGAGCATTCCCTTAGCACAATGGTGTATGAAAGTATTTATAGCCATGATTAGTCCTGTAAGTAAACTTTAATCTCGTCATCGCTGTCCCAGAAGAACATATTAAGTGAGTGACGAACACCTTTGGTCACCTTCTCCACTCCATGCTTCTTGCTACCCTTAAAGATAACACAATCTCCCTTCTTCATCTTCACAGGCTCTGCTGCCTGAAATAAACTCTTCTTAATTATAAAGTCTCCACCTTCAAACTCGGACGGATCTGTGAGTAGTATGATAGCGGTAAAGTAAGTGGGATCGGGATGTAGTTTAAAAGAATCTCTTCCCTTGTTGCCAGTCTGGTACTTCCTCATGAAAGGCCAAAACTCACTAGACAGTAGTTTTGCTTTACTGAACCCTGTTAGCTCATGAATCTTATCAATCAGATAAGTTATAGCCAGCATTCTAGAAAACTGGTACAACACTTCAGGGCATTGATGCCTACCCATAGCTTTGGTTTGCCATAAGGGTAGACCATCAACAGGCTCTGGTCCCAAGTCCCACCACCTGTCTTCAATAGAATCTACGAGAGTATCGCAGTCCTGCTCAGAGACTACAGAAGGCAGTAGAAAAATGTTCTTAGCTATTTTCATTAAAACCAGAGCGGAACAGGATCACCAATCTCCAATGAAAGTTCATAAATCTCATTGTAGATGGCTTTCAACGCATTTGCAGAATCCATGTGGGCTCCTTCACTTCCAACATGGCTCTTTTTAGTGTGCGCCTCCATCATTCGTTCGTACTTCTTT